GAGACTCTACAGGACCAAATACTTTCAATTAGAAATGCTAGAGTAGAATCTAAGAAAATCTTCCAAAGTGAAGTAATAAACAGAACTATTGGAACAGAAATAGTTTCATCTAGAAATCTTGGTGCTGCAGATGTCAGCGAGGAAATTGTTGGGTACTATGATCCATTAGCCCAATCATTTGAGGTAAAAGATGCTACTGGAGTATTTGTTACCAAGTGTGATGTTTTCTTTAGAACTAAGGACGATGCAAATACCCCTATAAGATTCCAAATCAGAACCATGAAGGATGGTTTCCCAACTGCGAAATATTTTGATCTCTCTGAAGTAATTCTATATCCAGAAGATGTAATTACTTCAACAGATGGATCTATTGCTACGACATTTGAATTTGCTGCTCCTGTTTATCTTGAAGGTGGAAATGAGTATGCAATCTGTTTGATTTCAAACTCAACAAAATATAGTGTTTATATTTCTAGAGTTGGTGAAAATGATATTCTTTCTGATACATTTATTTCCAATCAACCAACACTCGGATCATTATTTAAATCTCAAAATGCATCAACATGGGAAGCAAGTCAGTGGGAAGACTTAAAGTTTACCATGTATAGAGCAGAGTTTGTAGAATCTGGATCTATTGACCTTTACAGTCCAGAGTTATCTGGTGGTAATAAGCAAGTCGCTACCTTAATGAATAATTCGCTTAATGTAATTTCTAATCAAATTCGTGTTGGTCTGGGAACTACAGTTGCAGATAATCGTTATAACCTTGGTAATACATTCTTCCAGGCAGGAAGTGATGCTACAGGCGATTTAGTTGGTGTTGCAGCAAGTGCGACAGGATCCCTATCTATAACAAATCCTGGTATTGGATATACTCCAGTATCTGGATCCTTTACTTTTGCGGATGTCAATTTAATCACAGTTTCTGGAAATGGTTCTGGTGCAACTGCTGAGGTAAGCGTAGCAGATGGTGTTGCGGTAGCAGCAACTATTACCGGTAATGGAGGAAATGGATATCAAGTCGGTGATGTTGTTTCTATTAGTGCAATTGGTGAGGCTAGTATTGGAAGAAATGCTAGATTTACTTTAACATCGATTGGACATACTTCGCAATTACTTCTTGATAATGTACAGGGAGAATTTATTACAGGTGCAGCAGGAACCATCAGTTTCTTTGATGCTGATGGAGTGGCAAGAGTGCTTAATAATGGAACATTTAATGGAACTGCTTTTGGTGGTGATGTTACAATACCTTCTACGGGAATAACAAGTGTAAGCGATGGTTTACATATTAAAGTGAACCATAAAAATCATGGAATGTATTTTGCAGATAACTTTGTTAGAATAACTGGAGTCTTACCAGATATTAAACCAGTTAAGTTGACTGCACCTTATAGCGTATCATCTACAGACCCAATACAAGTATCAGATGGATCAATCTTTAGTTCATTCGAAAATGTAGGTATAGGAACGACTAATACTGGATTGTTATTAATTGGAGATGAAGTTATTGAATATACCAGCACTACCAGTTCATCAGTTGGTGGAAATATTACTAGAGGTATTAATAATACTTTAGTCAAATCATATCCTATTGATACACCAGTCTATAAGTATGAACTTGGCGGAGTTAATTTGTCCAGAATCAATAAAACCCATGATTTACAAGATGTTTCTATCTCCGATCCAATTACCTTAGATTCTTATCATATCAAGTTAGATATGAGTCAAAAATATGGATCTTTAGGTATAAACAATAATGCGGATAGATCAACTGGACAATCATTCCCCAAACTGTCTATTGGTGGAAGTAAATCTACAGGCGGAGAAACAATTACTGCTACACAGAATATACCATTTGAGATGATTAAACCATCTATTCATAATATTTCGGTTGAAGGAACTTCTATTTCTGGTCAAGTAAGAACGACTACATCACAAAGTATTAGTGGCACTGAAATACCATATGTTAATAGTGGATTTGAAGATGTAACTCTTAATGCTAATAATTATCTTGATTCTCCTAGAGCGATATATTCCAAAGTTAATGAAGATAGAAAACTTGACTTTATTGAGGGAAATAAGTCTCTTCAAATGAGATTATTCCTTAATACAACCAACACAAAACTCTCCCCACAAATTGAACTTCAGAGATGTAATGTTATAACAACATCAAATAGAGTAAACAGTGTGATTTCTAATTATGCAACTGATTCTAGAGTAAATGGTATTGAAACTGATCCAACTGCATGTCAGTATATTTCAAAAGAAATTGTTATTGAAAATCCAGCAACATCTCTTAAGGTAATGCTAGATGCTCATGTAAATGCAACTTCGGATATCAGAGTATTCTATGCTATAAGTGGTGACTCTGGATCTGAACCCATATTCACACCTTTCCCAGGATACTTAAATATTAATTCCAGAGGATTAGTGATTGATGAAAAAGATAATGATGGAAGATCAAACAAACTTGTTACTCATTCTAATAAAGATGGATTTGGATACACAGACTGCCATTTCAAAGAATATGTTTTTGAAGTGGATCGACTTCCTTCATTCAGATCATATAGGATTAAAATCGTCATGACATCAACAAGTCAAGTGTTTGTACCTAGAATGAGAGACTTGAGAGTATTAGCATTAGCATAACATGGGTACTTACACAGTCAAAGGTCACAAGGATCTCGCAAGAGATCCCAATACTAATAATATTGTCAATGTCAACAATGTGGAGTATGATCAATACATAGCAACCAGAGAATCAAAGAGCAAAAAGAATGAAAAAATACAGAATATAGAGGATGAGGTTGCTAGTATGAAGAACGACATTAATGACATCAAGTCTTTACTAAAGGAGTTAGTCAATGGATCCAAATGAAATTCAATTGAATAATCTTTCAAAAAGTTTTGCATATCAAAAAATAGCATCTGATATTGACGAATGCAATGATCGCGATATGCTTAAAGATATTGCAAAATCTTTCTGCAAACTTTACTATAAGCAGCAAGAAACTATGCAGACTATTGGATTATCTTACGGCGACTAAATACACTTAGGAAACTTGTGAATAAATGGCAAAACCAGCAAGTAGATCAGAATTAATAGATTACTGTAAGAGGCAACTGGGAGCTCCTGTATTGGAGATCAACGTTGCCGATGAGCAGCTTGATGACTTGGTTGATGATGCCTTACAGGTATTCCAAGAACGTGATTATGATGGAACGACAAATACATACTTGAAGTATAAGATCACTCAAGATGATATTGATAGGGGAAGAGGTAGAGGTGGATCCAATCCAATTGGAATTGTAACAACAACAGCTACCTCAACGGTTGGTGTTTCTACTACATTTTCATTTGAAGAAAATAGTAATTATCTTCAAGTTCCTCCTGAAGTATTGGGAGTTACAAAGATATTCCATTTTAGTGGTGCTAATACCGCAGCAAATAATATGTTTAGTATTAAATATCAATTATTCTTAAATGATATTTACTACTTCGGATCGACTGAAATACTCACCTATGCAATGACAAAAAGATATCTTGAAGATATTGATTTTGCTTTGACTACACAAAAACAGATTAGATTTAATATTAGACAAGATAGACTTTATTTGGATATAGACTGGGCTAGTGTTGATGTAGATGATTATCTTGTAATCGATTGCTATAGACTCATTGACCCTAATGATTTTCCGAGAGTATATAATGATGCTTTTTTAAAGCGTTATTTGACTGCACTTATTAAAAGGCAATGGGGTCAAAATTTAATTAAGTTTCAAGGAGTCAAACTACCAGGTGGAGTTGAGTTAAATGGTAGACAAATATATGATGACGCAGAAAGAGAATTGGATAAGATTAAAGAGGTAATGTCGAATACCTATGAACTACCACCTCTTGACATGATAGGATAATGGTACTTAATCCTTTTTTCTTACAAGGTTCTCATGGAGAACAAAGTCTTGTACAAGATATCATAAATGAGCAACTTAAAATATATGGGGTAGAAGTACATTATATGCCCCGCAAATATCTTACGGAGTCTAGTGTAATAAGAGAGGTAATTCAATCTTCTTTCGATCAAGCATATCCTATAGAAGCATACGTTAATAATTTTGACGGATATGGAGATAATACTACAATATTATCTAAATTTGGAATTCAACAAACTCAGGAAATAAGTTTAATAATTTCTAAGGAAAGATTTGAAACATATATTTCAACATTGATGAGTCTTGAAGAAAATATGAAGTTAACTACAAGACCAAAAGAGGGTGATCTAATTTACTTTCCACTTGG